TAATAGCAGAGTCTAAGTTATAAAACTTAGACTCTGCTATTATTTGGTTTTTACGAGATCCTGATAAAGCTTCCCATTTTATAGAAAACTTTTCCGGCATATCATCAATGAAGTTTAATGCTCTCTTCTTTTCAATGAACGCAGACTCCCAGATGTTTTCAGCTTGTGAAGTTGACATAATAGGCTTAACATTCATTGATTCAACAATAAGTTTTTGCTTATCTTCAGATAGAGAGCTAAATTCATTCTTTTTAGATTCAGAAAGAAAATTCATAAAATGCATTTCAGTAATATTATTTGTCTTAGCTTCAGCTTTTGCAATTAATTTATCTAATGCTTCTTCTATTGTATTTTTATATTCTTTCTTATCGGATTCTTTTTCTTCATTCTTAGATCCACAAGACCCTTCATGAACTTCACCGCAGTTTTCGCAATTAGCTTCTTCAGATTCATTAATAGCAGAACCTTCAACAGTGTTTACATTTTCTGCAATATACTCAGAGTATTTAATACTAGTTGATAAACCTTCAGCTAGATATTCAGAATATGCAATGTTTTTATCAAGAGTTTCTGCAACATATTCGCTATACTCGATTCCCTTCTCAATGCTTTCTCCTAAATAATTTGTATATTCTATTCCTTTATCTGCTTGTTCAGCAACATGTTCAACATATTGAATAGAATTATCTAATTCTTCGGCTAAATAAGTTGTATAACTCTTAATCTTATTTACATTTTCAGCCAAATAATCAGAATAAGAAATATTCTTATCAAGATTTTCAGATAAGTACTCAGAATAATCATTTAACTGATTTACTTTGTCTGCAATATGCTCGGTATATTTTACCAGTTTTTCAACTACTTCAGAGTTATCTGAATTTGAAGATTCTTTAACATTATTTAATACGCCTTGTACATACTCAGTGTATTTTTGAAAATCTTCAACGGTTACAAAATTTTGATTCTCCATTATTAATTCTTTTTTATCTTGTTTGTTTTCTTTTTCTTCCATTTCATATATAAATAATGAGGTGTCGCTATCAAATCCATAAGATTCATTAACTCTTGACAACTCTGCATTTTCAAAACCAGGATCTGCTACCAAGTCATATGTAAAGAACTTTTTAATCTTTACCTTTCCATTTTCATCAACTGTACCAGCAGCACGACTTGAAATATGAAGTGGGATTCCATCTTTAATTAAAGCCTGCGCTTCTTTACCCTTTGTAGTATTTAATAAACGAATTCTACCAACAACTTGTTTATTGTCTTTATCGTACGATAAAGATTCAACTACATGAGATACATTAGATAAACTTATATCAAAATCTTTTGGATGATCTAATTCACCTAAAAGCTTATTTGTTTTTACCTTTTCCTGCAGTTCATTAATGTGAGGTAAAACTTCTTTTTCCTCGTATATTCTGTTATTCTTATTGCGAACACCAAACTCAGTAAACACACCTTCTAATACTACGGCGCCATCATCATCTGTCTTAGATGATAATTTAGAGTTAGATCTTTCAAGAATTAATAGTTTTTTTCCTGACATTTTCTACTAGTTATTTGATTTATATATTATCAACTTATAAAGTTTTTATCCTAAACCTGCTAAAGGATCTTCTTCTACCCCTGAAGCTTTATCTGGTTTAAAAAGTTTTTTATCAGCGCCTAAAAGAATCTTTTCAATATCTTCATCTGCATAGCCCTCAGCCTTTAATACAGACCTATCTTTAGCTCGTTGATTTGACTTAATATCATCTATTGTGAATCCGCCATATCTCTTAACCAACCAACCTAAGTCAAAATACGGTATTTCTACCATGTTTTCATCCATTGTACTTAATTGAGTTTTCATATTACCTATAAAATCAATTCTCTTTGTTTGAAGTTCCATTTCTTTCATTTCCTCAAACACGTTATCCTTAATATATCGTAAAGCTAAACCAGCTTTAAATGCAACATCATTTTTAAGTTCTGGATGGTTTAAACACATTTGAAGATAAACTGGTTTAATTAAGATTTCCTGGAATATTGATCTTAAGCGATCAATAAATTTAGAAAACTTAATTTCATCTCTTAACATTCCACTTGCATCCATATCATATGAGCTGCCACCTTCTTTATCAAATCTTGAAAAAGGTATTTTTGAAGCAAGTTTAAGTTTATCCGCAAAGTATTTTAAAGATTCAGTATCGCCTAGATCAGGACCATCTCCACCAATTGTACTAATTTCAGGCTGTTCGCCATCTTTAGATGGTAACCAATATTCCTTGTTAAAAGGCATCATAGGTTTTCCATTAGTTTGAATTTCGCCACTTTCATAATTAAAATCTACAACTTCACGGTAAGAATTCATTAGCTGTGCCAGTGATTGTTTAGCTCTTGTCTTAGATTTACCTCCTACTGGTATAATAAACTGGGTCTTAAATGAAGCATTTGAAACTGCCCAAATAATTCTGGTAGTTTCCATTATTCTTAGTAAATTAAAAGAACGAATAAGTCTTTCTACATATGATATTCTTTGAGGTGAATTAACCTGTGAATATGAAAGATAAAGAATTTGAGAATCCCAAAGTTTTCTTTCTTTGTGGCCTCCACCTTTATACTGAACCCACATCTTTTTACCAGTTTCAGTATCTAAACCTGGCATTAGCGATATAGGATCTAATTCCTTAAACCCAATAATTTCAGTTTGCTTATCATTATAAACTATCTCAAATGCAAGATAACCATCAACTAACCATTTTCTAAAATAATTCCAAGGCTGTACTGCATCGTTAAATCCAAAGTAATTATAGATATTATTATAGATGTCGCCAATTTCTTCTTCAATAGAATTACTTATTTCTCCATTAAATTCAGCATAACTAAAATAATTACTTTTATCAAATACTATTGCTTCATCTGTAATTACATCTAGTATATCTTCTATTTCATCCTGTACTGCAAAAGTTCTAAGTTGATCTCTTTTTCTTTCATAATCTTTATCAAAAAATGAAATATTCTTTTTAAGACTAGTGTCAGTTAATGATAATGCTGCAAAAGCTGCATACATATCATCGGCATCAGACCCCATAGGATTCATGGTATACCCCATTGCATTTTCAGTAAAACCAATTGCCCTGGAATTACGAATGATCATGTCATCGTATGCCATCCCTAAGTTGGAAAGATCTTTAAGAATCTTTCTAACTGGATTAGAATCTGTAAGAGGCCCTCTTCTGTTTGTAAACCCTGCCATTTTTATTATTTAATTGTTTTATATATTCTTGTAATATAAGTCTTGTGCTTGAAGAATAGATCCGCCGAAAAAAAAGTTATCATCGTTTACAGCACCTAAATACCAATCTTCATAACCAATTATTTTTGGATCTTTCATTCTATCTAATCTATATTGCCTAATTGCATATGTTAAGTTGTATTTTTTGCCTAATGATTTTTTAACAGCTTCATATGTAAAGTCTTTATTATATGTTTGTTTTGCAATTTTACCAACATTATTAAATTGTGTTTCAAAAAAACCACTAAAAGATTTTACAATGTCTGTCATAAAAGGTATTCTTGCATCATAAGGTATATAATGTAAATTAATTCCTAGTTGAGTTGTTTTTGAGCTTGGTGCAGCACCTAACCCAATAACAATAGGAAAGGTATCATAAAAGTCTTCATCTTCAATAAAATACCTAAATGTATACATTCTACCTTTATCTAATACACCAGTGCCTTTGAGTCCACTTAAAATTAAATCATTAGAGGATGCTTTAGAAGCACGAGATCGGCCTTTATTCTCAGCAATGTATAAATCTAAATCATCTTTAAAATTACCTATTATCATATTAAAAAAGATTTGAGTCTTCAGTAAGTAACATAACCTTAAAATTTCTTTGATTTGCTACTTTAGTAAGAGCATCTGCTTTACAAAGATTTCTTACATACATTTCATAAACATATTTAAAATTTTCAATTGCTTTTTTTGTATTTCTTTTTGGAGGCAATGGTTTTTTTAATTGCTCCTTTGGTTTTATTTCTACTATGTATTCTTCAATAATTCCATCCTTATTCATCTTTACATAAAAGTCTGGGAAATAATTATGAAATTTTTTATCTAATACATTATAGTATTTTATTGAAAACGGTTCAGATATCCAGTTAATTACATTTTCATTGTGATCGCACCAATGACAGAATTTTCTTTCCCATGAGCTTCTATATATAATAGGGCCTGGCCCTATATATTTTTCTAGGTTATGCGGTTTGTAATATCCTTGTTTAAACCCTGACTTTACATTAGGTTTAAGGTTTTTTATGTTCATTAATATTTAGTCTATATAGTATAAATACCTTCACTATCTGCGCTACCATCTATAGAAACAGTACCTGCATATTTCTTTGGATGTAATTTGTTCCAGCCTTTTGCAAAACCTCGTTTTGCAATCTCAGTAAAATATGCAAACGCATTTTCACTTTTTGCAGGATTAAAATTTCTCCAATAGCGATAAAGATCCATATAGGCAAAAGCAATACAGTCATCCCTATCAGCAGGATCTCTATAAGAAAGTTTAGTGGAACATTTATCTGCTAATAACATTAAAAACTCTAATGCCTTTGGTGTTAATTCATCAAGTTCTTTTGATTTACGAATTTCATCTAAAAGATCTCTGTTGTTTAAGTAATTCCTTTTTCTAGGCATATTTAATTGTTTTTTATTATATGCAAAAAAAGTCGACAGTTTACATGTCGACTTTTTATAGGAGTAATAAGATCTATATCTCTACTTTAAGATTGACTTTCTTAACTATCTTTTCTTTATCATCTTTAGGATCAATAATGTTTAATAAGTCGTTGTCCCCTAATGATGTATATTCTTCTGCATTAACATAAACTTTATAGCCTACCTTTAATCCTGATACAGGAGTTTGTATTCTTGCTTCAACAAAGCCTTTATCTAAATAGCTGTCTTTAGAGGTTTTTTCTATTATTGAATAAGTTTCTTGAAGCTCTCGCTCAGACTTAATAATTTCCATATTAATTAGCGTTAAAGCTTCTTGTAATTCTTCAGAATCGCCTAACTTATTTATTGCATTTGATACTTTATTCTTTTGATCTTCTAAAAAAGATATCTTATCATTAATGCCACTTCTATTTTTATCAATGATAGCCTTTTGATTACCTTCAGAAACTAGTCTTTCCGATAAAATAGAAGAAGCATCATAATTAATAAATTCCTTAATTAATTTAACTGCTTCTGTTGCAGATGGATAAAATTTCATTTCATTAATTTGCATACCAATGTTAACTCTATTAATCCAAATACCTTCTTCTACTGCAATTACTGTTAAAAAAAGATTTAAGAATTCAGTAGATGTAATTCCAGTAAAATTATCCATTTCATGTAAAATCTCTATATTTTCAAAGAATTTACAAACAGTGTCAGATTTCCATTGATCTCTATAACCAAAGAACCTTGTTGCAATTAAAGATTCTTTTAATTCTAATATACTTGAATTAGTAAGATCAACTCCGCCTAGTGTTAGAGTGCCTTCTTCAAGATTATATTCTAATACTTTTCCATTTTCTGAAAAAGTAACTAAAGAATTATTATCATGTTTAAACATTTTTAAGCCTTCCAATACATCAAAAAAGCGAGAATCATTTACTGTCGTTTCGGTTACCTTATCATCTGCAAAGATATAATTTTTTCCATGTAAATGAAAAGTTAAACCTTCGTTAGACTCTAAGACAGGAGAAAGTATTTTAGAAATTTTTCCACTATTATTTGAATATGCTATTTTATCATCATATGCCATTTCATTTAAAAGGTTCCTGCATTCAGATGACCACGGATTTTTTGCGGCAATAAAAGTAAACTTAGATTTAATATCCTCAGATGACTCTTTTAATAATTCCTCTAATTGATTAGTTAAGTTTTCGTACAACTTGCCATTTCGTGAATTTGTTATATCTATAGATTCAGCAATTCTAAATGACCATTTAGAAGAATCATACGCAGACATAATGTAAGTTCTTAATTCTCTAATTGGGTTTAACCATTCTGCTGATGAAAGGTCTTTATGTAGATTTTTTGCAATCTTAAACTTAAGAGCTGGGTTAACTGTGCTTTCAACTTCTTCACTAATTATTGACATATCACCACTTGAAAACTTCATTGGGAAATTACGTAAGGAAGATTCTAAAATGTTTAATGCGTTCTTAGCAGAATAGGATACTCTTGATTTATCTTCTCCCATTTCGTTTAATTTATTAATGGCTTTCATTACATTTTCAAATAAGCCTACGAGTGTAAATTTCATGTTATTTTTATTTTTTTGTATGTTTTCGTTAGTATATGCTTGTGTTGCAGCTTTGTATGCATTAATGCCAGAAATTGCTAACTGCTGAGGCGTTCCCATCCCAACAAGAATAGCTAAAACTTGACTATCTGATTTATTACTGCTATAAAAAGCTGCAATAATATCAATAAGCTGTTTAGGAGGAGTATTAAGATAAGGTGTATTAGTATCTACGCCGTATTGTGGATCTATTGCTCCACTTGAATAAACCTGTGTTTGACCTTCAGTCAAAGATTCTATTATTTCATTGTTCATATTGAAATACTTTAATTTGTTTTATATATTCTAAGATCATAAAGTTATTATCACTCATCATTATTAGCATTTCTGTATTCTTTGCTATCACTAGATTCGGAATCATCATATTTTTTTGTGTCAAAATTAAAGTTAGCTGAAGTAATATCAGTCTCTAAGTATGGACCGCCTCTATCTACATCTGCTGGATTAATATATTGGTTATTTGAAACTATATTTTCTGGTGCAACTTTTGCAATATCATCAATAGTATATTCAAACTTTTGAAATACTCCACCGCACTGAATGCCTAATTCCCCTTCGCTATTACTTCTAATCATAGCAATCCCAGTATTACAATTAGACTTTCTTGATAAATCATCTATCTCTGTTAATAGAACGCCATTTTCAAATACAGGTATAAATGATTTAACTTCTATATCAAAGGTAACATTAAATTCCTTTTTATCATTTAAGCCAAATTCAAAAAGTTTATCTTGTGAGAAGTCTTCTGGTACTGATAGCGCAGCTTGTACTCTAAACATGCCTAGATCTACACTATATGTAGTATTTTTGTATAGTTTACTAAGAATAGACTCGGTAACCTTTAACATTTCAAGATTATTTGAACATACTATAGTTACTCCAAACGTTAAGCTTAAAGGTAAAAAATTTGTATCTAATGAAAATGTTCTCAATTCTCCATTAGCTTCCCTTACAAATTCGCCTCTAATAAATTTATTAGTTTGACTACCTGAATCTATTGCTAACGAACTTAATTGAAGTACACCTCTAGGTACAACTTCATAGTCACCAATTGCTTTACCACTAGCAACAGCATCATATAGAAAATTATCCATTAGAAATCTTTCATCACCTGTTACTGAATAATAGAAAGGGACATTAATTTTATGTAGAGTATCTTCGTCTATTCTATTGTAATAGAACACCTTATTTTTTAATTCTGCTAATGTTGCAACAATTACGTATCGTAAAACTGTATTGTCCTTATTAAACTCTTGATTATATGATGACATTTAGAAACTATTATTGTTATATTTATCTAATGCTTTCAATTGTAAATTCTGAAAAGCCAGCATCTTTAGTAATTTCTAATTTTTTATCAAAATATTCACTTGGTAAAACTGTATGATTAATTACAAATGTATTTAATCCAATGTCTTGTATAGTCTCATGAAGAATATTTATGATATGATAAACACCGTCCGCATCAATAGAAGAAAATATTTCATCTAAAAATAAAATGTTAAGACTAGAGAATCTAATTTTAATCATTTTGATTAGAGCCATAATTATTACAAAGTCAACCTTTTTCTTTTCGCCTGTACTTAATGTCTTAGGGCTAATCTCCTGTCCTAAATGATGAATAGTACAATTAAACTTATCATCAAATTTTATACCAAAAGGAATTCCCATTTCCTTTACCATAATAAAAATATTGTTATTAAATGATGGCAAGATTGATCTAACTGCTAAATTTTTAATTCCATCATCTCCCATTAAGGTTTCAAGAATACTTAAATAATAATCTTCCCCTTCGCTATTGAGTTTTATATGGCCCTTCTCTTCTTTCTTTTCCTTAAATTCTTTTATAAGTTCCTTAAGATGGCCAGACGGTTCATTATCTTTTTCTGCTAAGTCAATTAATTCACCTTTTAACAAGGTCATTTGTGTTTCTAATTGCCCAATCTTTACATGTATTTGTTTACCTTGTTCTCTTAAGGCTTTAAGAATTTCATCAATACTCAATACCTCACTTTTAATCTTTTCATAATTAAAGACTAAAGACTCTAGTTGCTCTTCCTTTTCCTTTTTAATATGTATATGAAATTCTGAATTAAGTAGAGAATTACAGGTTGGGCAGGTATTATTTTTATAAAGATCAAGTCCTTTTTTAATTGAATTAATCTCTGACTTTAATTCAGTTTCCTTAGAAGACTTAATCTTATAATTTTTATCGTTTACGTCTACGTTAAGCTTTGTCTTATCATTAGCATCTTTTAATTTTTTTCTAGTTTCATTAAAAATAACTAATTTATTTTTAAGTTCAGTAATTTTACTTGCATCTTTTTCCTTTGATGCTTCTTCATACTGTTCTATTTTAAGAAAAACCGATTGTATAGAGTCTTCTAAAGTTCTAATTTCATCGTCAAAAGTTCTAATTTCATCAATGATAAACCTTCTTTTATTTTTTACCATTTCCCGCATTTGATTAATTACAGAAAAACCAAAGATTCTATCTATTATCTGTTTTTTATCATACGGTGACATTGTAATAAAAGACTTAAAATCATTCACTGATAGAATAATAACATTCTTAAAAACATGATATGGTATTTCATAAATTTCAGATTCTAAAAATTCTTGAAGATTAGATTTTCCAGCAACATCATATTCTGTTCCGTTAATTGATACAGTAAATATACCAGGCGATACTCCTCTTTGTATTTCAATCTGATTTCCTTTACTCTCCATCCAAATCTTACCCCAAAGATTTCCATTTACACGGTTTGGTAAATCTTTTAGATTTGCCCCTTCAACTCTACCATAACAAAGATATGTTATAACTTTAGCCAAGGTACTCTTACCTGCACCGTTGCCACCTAAAACTAAATATAATTCACTTTGATCTTTTTCAAACTCAATTACCTGAGTTCTATTTCCATAACTTGCAAAATTTCTAAATTCTACTTTAAGAATCCTCATATGATGGCGTTAGTGTTTGTTTGTATAAGTCAGATACTGATTTAACTAGTTTTTCCTTAAGATCATCATCATAAGTAAGACCATTAATAAAATCAGCAGCTATAGTCATTAAATTAAATTCACCATTAAAATCAGAAGACTGTAGATCGTCATCAAGTTCAATTGGGTTTTCTTCATCATATATCTTAGGCTCTAGTTTCTTGGCATAACCATCAAGAAAATCCATGAACTTATTAATATTGTACTTTCCTAAAACATTAGAAGGTATATTAATATCAACAAAATTATCTTTAATTTCATTAAGTATATCATCCATACGGCGCTCCAGAATATCATTTATATAATACCTAATAAAGATAGGAGATCTATCATTATGGATAAATTCATGATCACCTGTCTTAAGATCTAATAGATAAATTCCTTTTGTATTACCGCGGTCAGATCTTGTCATTTGATATGGATTACCAACAAGAATAAAGTTTTGCTTTTCTTGTCTGTAATGAATATGGCCAGAATAAACTCTCTTAAATCTTTTAAACGTGTTTAAGTCATTACCGCCTTCATGTAAATATTTTGTACTAGGGCTGGTTTGTACACCTTGTGTTTCGGTATGACAAAACATATAATCAATGTTTTTCTTTATAGACAATAAAGTTTCCTTTTCATGTTCAGCGTTTCTACGCCAAGGCATTAATAAACATGAAATACCTTCGTATTCTAAAATTTTAGGCTCTTTATGTACAGTAACATTAGGAATATATTTAAGACAATCAACAGATGAGATATCATTTGAATTCTTTCTCATAATATCATGGTTGCCAACTATAATATGTATTTCAGGAAATATCTTTGAAAGATCTTCAAATACTCTTATACCTAAATCTTGAGCTGCTAAATTTAAACTTTGACGATTATCAAATACATCACCTAAATGAAATAAAACATCGCCTTTTCTATATTCTTTTTTTATAAGAGGAATAAAAAAGTTAAAAAAATAGTCTTCAACAATACTAAGCCATAATACCGAATTAGATCTGCAACCTAAATGTGTATCACTTATCATCCAAATTCTACTCATATTAAAATAATTTTCTAATCTTTCTTTTTTCTAAGATATTATACTTGTCATCAAGTTCTTTAATTAATTCATCCTTAAATTTATTTGATAATGAATTATAGAACTTATTAGGAAAAACATCAAAGTAATCTGATATGACGCCAAATAGATCTACTCGCGTATAAGAAGAGCCTAAGTGTTCAATAATATGAAAGTATATCTTATTAATTTGTACCTTATTTAGTTTCTTAATTATCCCATCTTTTGTAACCATATTAAGATGTTGAAATTCACTTCCATCAATCAGTTCATCTACCTTTGAAAATAATATTTTATAATGTATCTTATCATCGCTGTCCATATTATCGCCATACGTATGAGATACGTTAAATGATATCTTATGCTCAGTAGCATCTTGTTCACCGTATGTATTGTTAAAAATCTTATCTTCTTGCATAGTTATTTTATTGTGTTATGTCATCAGTCTCAGTAAGACGCATGTTATCATAATTAATATTAAATCTACAGCGGCTGCCTTTACCTTGACCATCTCTAATTTTTAAAACCTTTAACCAATACTCATTATTTGAATGCATTAAGCTATCTTGTATAAGAGCATACATTACATCAGCAGTATGAGCAAGGCCAGCAGATTCAGCGATATTTTCCATTTTGATTTCAGTAGAATCCCATGCACCTCTATTAAGTTGTGTAGCTGAAATTACTAACATATCTCTTTTTACTGCCATAGCCCTAAGATCTTCAGCAATTTGCTTAATCTTCATATATGTATTTTCAGTATTAGGATTGCGATAATTTGCTAATATATTTATATAGTCAACAACTAGAACATTAACTTTATGATCTTGTGTCTCTTCTAATTCTTTAAGATATGCTTCAATATCAAGAACAGATCCTTGTGATGTTGGAAATTCTTTAATAAAAAGTCTCCCTGGTGGCAAAAGGCCTCGTGCTATTCTTTCTAGCTTTCTTTTTATAAAATCACGATTAACTGATTTTTGATCATAATCCATCATAGATATATCCAAAAGATTAGAAC